AACGGGTCCTTTAAAGGACGGTTGTATAGTTTAGACCACCAGCTTTGCATGAATAAAAGAAGTTGCTTGTCGTCGTTCAGAGAAGCGCGTGCGTTGTTGGCCGCAATCTTTCTTATGTATTCGGCGAGTTCGAGTCCGCTGGTTGGGGCGTAGGATTCGCCATCTTTTTCACTTTGTTGCGCCATTCGATTTCGGCCTCACCGATCTTATTGTAGAGCTCCATCAGAACGTTTTCATCGTTCAACTGGCTTCCACCTAGACTTTGTTTCCACCACTCAGGTGCTTCAACAACCTTAGCTCGTAAGGTGCCCAAAACTTCGGCAAGACCTACAAGAGCATCAGTGGGTTGAGGTGACATCCCCATGAGTCGACTCTTTTCAAGTTCCATCGAGTGGCGTTGGCCAGCACTTAGGACACAGCGAATGGTGAATTGACCTTGATATTTCTTAAAGGTCGTATCACCGATGATGTCGATTTCAATTTGTTCTTCGTTCTTAGGTAGTTCCATCTAGCACCTCGAAGCGCATTATACCCTTAAGCTATAGGGTTGGTAGGAAAGTTGACGGCTGGGAGAATAGTACTGGTCGGAGGCGAGCTAGCTGCAGCTGCGTCGGCTGAACTCTCATTATAGTTATTAGGCGGCGTAGTAGAAGCAAGGTCTTTCTCGTCGATGAAGCCAATAGCTCTCCAAGTAAGAGTTACGTTAGCTAATGAGTCAATCCTGATCTCTTCACTGCGTCGTTCGATAACAGCCTTGTCAGTTGCGAAGATGATTTGGTTAGTAGCTGAGTCGCGAGCTTCAATAGAGATATATGGTTGGAACAAGAACGATAAAACGTCTGGCTGCCAACCCTCAGTTCCTGCACTAGTTCCTGGGATGTGCAAGCATGAGATGGTTCCATCAACGGTGACTCGTCTAGGAGCCAATTCGTATGGTAGATAGTCATCGCACGTGTTGATCTCGATCCAATCAGTAGTGATGTTCCAGGAGATGCCAAACGCAAAGCCTACAAGCTTGCCGTTGATCTTCAGGGTACAGCGAGCACCGCTCATGTACTTAGCAGTTGGACGAGTAGACAGGATGCCAGCAACGTTGCTTAGCGCGTTGTTAACTAGTGTGCTGCCTAAATTATTGTTATCAAAACCTGTTGCCATTATGAGTTCTGCTGTCCGCCGCCAGATGACTGGGCGTAGAAGTTATCGCCGTCTAGGTACAGTCCGACAAACTCGAATCTGTCCATGCCTGGGCTTTTCTTGTTGATACTGAAATCAGCCTTGTTGATACGCACGCTGCGAATTCTGACCACGCCTAACGGATCACCGTTTGGCTGGTGCTGAAAGACCTCGATATCGAATGTCGGTCCCTGCGTATATGTTGCAGGATTCAGAGCTTCGTTAGCTCGACCATCTTGAGCGGAAGAACTTCCGCTTCCTGGAATACCGCCACCTGCAAGTACGCCTAGTACGCCAGCTGCCGTGTTACCCCAAGATCCGATGCCATTACCATTGTCTGCATCTTGCACGCCGTTGGGTGCTGTTCCACCGATGTTACCTTTGGCGTTCTTAACGTAGCGGACAATTGCAAAAGTTCCACTTACGCTGTAAGCTAAAGGCTCAACGCTTGTCCCCTCATACATACCTAGTACGTGAGGAGTTTGGGTGAGGATTTGAACTGAAGCTTGGAAGTCAGTGGCGAAAGCCATTACCTTCCCATTCACTACCAGTTTCACTTTATCACCCGTTACGAAAAACGGCTTAGTTCCAGACATGTTCTTATTATAAGGTAAAAAGGCTTAACATGGCACGGCGCGTTTTCATGCAGTTAAGTGACGATAAACTCGATCTAATTCGTGTTCCTGATCCAAAGGGAATAGCGTTCAGGGATCTTTTGGGCTTACTTGTTAAACTTGATGTTGTGAATGCTGATGTAACTATTATTCTTAAAAGTGGTCAAACTGGCACTTTGCAATATACAAAATGAAAACGGGAGCCTTTCGACTCCCGCTAAATGCTCTATTAGACTAAGAATTAACCTACGCTTAGGTCTTTGTCGCCAGATGGACCAGCTACGAAAGACTCGTCGCTTGCTAAGATTCCAACGAAGCTAAGGCGATCCACTAGGATACCACGCTTGTTGATGCCTGCTGCCTTACGGTTGAAACGGCAATCAGCGATACGAATAACGCCTAATTGACTTACGCCCGTAGCGATTGCAGCTGCGTCCGATGATCCACCAGCGATTGCTGACGTACCAGTTAGACCTGATGCAGTCGAGTACTTTTGGTACACAACCAAATCCCAGCTAGACGAAGTAAGCATGTTACTTGGGTCGAACTGATAACTTTGATTTTCGCCAGAAGTTCCTGTCACGTTTCCGAGACCGTTACCTTTGGACGAAGCGGTGTGCGCCGTGTTGTTGGCCAAGCTGGTGTATCGAACCACGCTTAGGTCACCAGAAACTGTGTAGTTTACTGGTTCGTTTGTTACTGCTTCGTAACGACCCATCGTCTCGATCGGGATGGTGTCTACTACCACTTGGTAGCTTACGTCGCTACAGTATGCAAATGTGACTCCGTCAACGGAAATCTTAGCATTTGCGCCTGTGATGAATGTTGGGACCTGATTGGCCATATGTTCTCCTGCTAGTTCGGTTCTAGCTTACCATGAATTTAGATTCCACTATATCATAAGTCCGCTTAAAACTAAAAAGCCCAGGAGTTCATCCTAGGCTTATCAGTTAGACTTAAATTATGGAGATTAGGCTTGCGAAGACGCTCTCTGGAGGGTGATCGTAGCGAGTACGAAGTCAATACCTTCAACGAGCTTTACAACAACCGAAACGTTGATCGTGTTACCCACGATCTGAACAACCAGCTGTTTGTAACCGTTAGCTGCATCAGCCGTAGATACCGTAATACCTTGAGCCAAGTAGCCAGTCAGGATGCTATCGCAAACCGACTTAACTGCAGCAGCGCTTACCGTATTCTTCACGCCAACGAAGATGTCTTCAAGTTGGTTACGGAAGTCATAAGCAAGAACGTCAGCAGCGTAGAGCACGTTACCGCGGTTGTAAACCCAGTTAGCGTCAGCACCGTAAGTGGTGTTGTCGACAACCAAGCGGAATCCGCCGGAAGCAGGCTTTTCCCAGAAGGTGATACCGTTCTGGATCGCATTCTCATACTGAGTTGCAGGGTTGAAACTCTGTACGATCTGAGACTCAGGAGTAGACAACAACTGAGCTGTCTGGCGGATGCCGGACATGTTGAAGTACTTGTGAGTCATAGGTAAGCCAACAGGTGCGCCGCCGCGTGCGCCAGCTAGTAAGCAAGCTCCTGCCCAAGGCAAGAACCACTGTAATTGACCAAGCGAGTTAACCTGGAAGATATCCTGGATAACCAACTGGATGCGGGCATCGGCCATGTTCTGAGCTTCAATGATGCAGTTCGCGTAAGTGTCGTGCATCGATAAGTAGCCTTGGCACTCGAGACGTTGCTTCGTTGTAGCTTGTAAGCTCAAGAAGCTCTTAACACCTTGATGGATAGCTGCGATCGTGTAGTTCGAGCTAGGATCAGTGATGCCGTCCAAGATGTCCTGCGAAGCGTTTCGCGAGAACAAAGGAACGATCGAGTTGATGTGAATTGCCGAGAAAGCGTTGATAGCATTTACGATGCTAGCAGACGAAGTTCCACCGAGCGAACCACCAGCCAAGAACACAGGACCTTGAGGATCAGGTAAGCCGCCGGTTGCGATCGCAGCGAGCGATACGTTGCCAGAAGCGTTGAAATCCTGCTGAACGCTGTATGCGTCGTCTTTGATTTGAGCTGGAAGGATCGTTGCCGTTCCGTTAGCACCAAGACCCGTTACCGTGTCGAGAGAGCTAGGAGGGAATTGGCTGTAAAGAACGCTTGGAACAGAAGCACTCCAGTTACCTGCAGTACTTGCGCTGATGTACGAAGCAAGAGATCCCAAGGTTGGGAAATTTGCCAACGGAATCACATATTCCTGAGCAGCGTTGTTGATGAGGTGCAGAGTTTGCACACCGTTCACTAAAGTGATAGTAACTTGAGGAGCAACTCCACCGTTACGACCGATGTTAAGAACGATATTGCCACCGACCGTGATTGTTTCAACAGTGGTGTTGTTCGTGTTGTTAATAGTGATGACAGACATGTCTTCGCTCTGAGAGATATAGAGACCAGCTGCGATATTTACATACGCGAGCAAGTTTCCAGAGACTAGATCGAAGTTAGTACCGTATCCATTACGTTGCGAGTTGGCAGATTGACCCTGAAGAACTGTGAGGGTTGCTAAGCTGTCAGTAGAACCGCCAACCGTAAAAGTCATGTTGGAAGGAAGACCGTTAGACCAGTTACCACCAGCGTTCAATGCACTCTGAAGAGTAGCGCGGCTAACAACCGTGTTAGGTACCGTGAAGGTATTGTCTAACGAGGTTGCAGCACCTTGAATTCTTAGAACGAGCGAACGTCCTTGAATTGCGATGTTGGTCGTATCGAACGTAGCCGAAGAGATCGCCTCAGCACCAGCAGGAGGAACTGCAACCGCTGTGTAAGCGATCAAGTTGCCAGTCGTACCGTATTGAAGAGCGTCGATTTGTCCGTAGCTTGGAGATCCAGATACAGCAGAGTATGAAAGAGTTGCAGGACCAGTTCCGCTCAAGAGCAAAAGAGTGCTAGGAGCAGAAGCAGGTGCACCAGTTCCAGAAACTTGCAATGAAGTACCCGAAACGATTCCAGAGAGAACAGTGAATTCCTGTCCGTTACCTGCGTATACAGCTCCTGCGTTAACAGTTGCTGAAGAGATCGTGAAAGTGTAGTAAGGAGCAAGATTCAGGTCTGCGATCGTAGAAGCATTTGTCTTATAGATGTAAACCGATTGTGCTCCACCAGGTAGAGCACCGTCTGCGCCAGGTGCAAACAAGAAGTTGCACGCGTCAACGAGTGGCCCACTACCGTACATAGCCTGGATTGCAGGCATTTGATCTGGTGTGAAAACGTTTTGCGAGATGTCTGTTACATTTGCGCCCGGTGTTCCAGAAGTCGATTCACCAAGAATCGCAACCAGACCAGTTGGGCTCAGAGGGAACCCGCCGCCAAGGTCAATCAACTCTTTCGAGTATGCACCCGGCTTGTAAATTGTAGCTCCGTTAAAGGTTACGCTGATTGCCATTGCGAATCTCCTAAGTCTTTAAGTCTTTACCAATTATAACATAGCGCCATAGCTAGTTACTTAAGTTTAACACCATACAATGCAAGCGCCTTATTAAATGCGCTCATGGGCTCATGTGCTCGTAATCCACGCGCTCTAAAATCTGCAAGGACAACCTCTTTACGATGTTGTTCAGGCATATTCTTTTGCACCATCGCCCACCACATATCAAACGATACTAGTGCTACCGGCGCTACTGGTGCTACTGCTGCCACTGGTTCAACAGGTTCAACGGTAGGTATTACTGTCGGTTTTAAATCTTTCTTGGCCATACTGACTCCTTTAATATAATAACGTACTTAACTGGTTAAGACTTGAAATCCTCGTCGGGGTCAAAGAATCCACCAGGGTCTCCATCGTCTATGTATCTGCTATAAGTGCCACTCTGAGTTGTAGGACTCTCTGGCACCAGACCCTTGTTAGCAGTGCGGTCAACCCACTCAGGATCAACGTCAAGGCTGGTGGCAATATCGCTTGAAGGCGGTAAGCCAATCTTAGGATCTGTGTTGACGTCCCAAATCACCTTGAGAGGCTGAGCATCCCAGAAGTTCTGGGTAGTGCATCTAAAACGAACCCATCTTGTCCAGACGTTGTTTCCAGATGCGCCCATTTTGTCCGCATCCTTAGCGTAGTCTGAAGCGCTGAAAGTGTGCAACTTAAGTCCTAGTCTTTCAAAGTGAAGTTTATATTTAAACAGGATGTAAGAGGTTATGTAGTACATCCATAGTACATAGTCGCCGCCTCTTGAAGCATGTAAGCCGACATCTACCATCACCGTGAATACTGCGATCCCTGTTTCAGCGTTATGGCCAGTCCCGAGGAGATCGCCCATAGCTGCCTTGGATTCGTCTTCTGTTTCGTTAGCTAAGTGTACGCTAATGCAAGGGATTTTCTGAGCATTGAAGCTCCAAGCCTGTACGACCGGGATCTTAGTAGTGCTGAACCATTCCCATATCTGCTCAACATACTTGATGCCATATTCCTCGTCTAGCTCCTGTTGAGTAAACTGAGAAAATAGATCAAGGAAGGCCTTCTTGTCCATGCGGAGAGCTTTGATGCCCTCATCTAGAAGTTTGCGTACCGCAACCTCTGGAAGAACCCAAGCGGGCTTCTTGTCAAAGGTGTTTTGGTTCGGATTAGAATCCTTCTTCATAGCTTCTTACAACGTCCCTAATAAGTTGATCGAGAGTCTCTTCAAGTTGCTTATTTATGTTTCGAACTTCTTCTGAGAAGTCCTTAGCCTTAGCAGGTTGTACCCAACTAGAACTAGCATCTTGCTTACTTGTAGCTGTTCTGAACACTGATGCCTTAGGAGCAACAGCAGCATATCTGTCTCTAGCAGCCTCAACACGTTCAGCGTTGATCTGTTTCCAGGAGTCATAGATATTGGTAGAGGTAACCTTGGGTTTGCCCTTCTGTCCAACCGGGATAACCTTGTAAACTCCGCTACCATCTTTCAATGGCTTAGCATTCTTAAGTAAGAACGGAAGCATCGGTCTAGGCGGTTCAGGAAAAGCCATGTTGCCAGAGTCAGTTACGAGTTGCATTAGATTGGAGTCTATATGTAGTTCGTTAATGAACTGAGCAGAATCTTGGTTCACGCCTTCTTCGATAGCTAATTGCATAGCTGCCTCAGCGTGTGTTCTCATGGCGGACATGATCTCAGCGTTGGCCTTGTTGATAATGCCTTCGATGATGCCATCTTCAAAGC